GAAAAGGATTTACCACGACTAATAAGTCAAAGCTCGGCGCATGTAGTAAATTAAAAACTTGGGTAGAAGGTAATAAGATAGAAATATCAAGTCATGCATTGTTAAGAGAACTGAAAACATTTGTTGCTCGTGCCAGCAGTTTCTCAGCTAAAGATGGTGAAACAGATGACTTAGTAATGGCATTATTACTAGTAGTTAGAATCGCTCAACAAGTTGCACAGTATGATGAAACAACTTATAACGAATTAAAAGATACATTCGATGAAGAAGAAGATCTTGCTCCTATGCCTTTTGTGTTTTTAACATAAATATAACAAAGGAATAATGTAAATGTTAAGTTCAGAATCAGTTGCAGAAAAAGTTTTTAAAATCATTAAAGGTAACGGCTTTAATGTAGAATTATTCACTGATGAAGGTAAGAATACAGTAGACCCACAAGAGGCTCGTCGTTTTTACATACCTGATACTTTTACTATGGTCAATTTAGATGAAACTGATAGTAAGCGTGAACTTAAAGTTAGTTTGAGTGCAGGTACTCAGATGGATCAAGTTAAGGATGTAATTAGGCAACTTAAAACTTTGGCTAATCAGAGTATTATCGAATACACCTTGAAAACATTTACAAAAGAAATTACTCCAAAAGACTTTGATTACCAAGCACAGAAAGTTAGAGATATGAACGTTCAAGAATCCATTGGTGCAGCATATGGCAGCACAAAAAGCAGCTACCAGAAACTAGAAAATGCAAAGCTCATTATCAAGCATAAAAAAGCAGTTAATGAAGAACAACGTGGAAGTCGTAGTCGTAACATCAGTGCCATTTATATTGAAAATGCAGAAGGTGAGCGTTATAAGTTTCCTAGCAACAATCTTGCAGGAGGTCGTGCAATGCTACGCCATGTTAAAGAAGGCGGTAACCCATACGATGATCTTGGACAACATATCATTGAAATGTGTGACGAGTTAAAGCAGTTGAAAGAATTTAAGCGTTACAGTCTACGCAACAACTTAGTAAGCGAAGATACATTTGATATCATTGAAGCAGTGTCTGCTCGTGTAGTTGCTGTTCGTGAAAAGCTAAACAAAAGTAAAGGCAGCAAGGGCTATGCTCGTATGGCCGAAGAATTTAATGCAAAAGAACAAACTATCAATGAAGATGATTTAGCTAATATTAAAGATAAGTTTACAGTCAGATCGTTTGATGAAGGTTTAGATAGCGCATTGCCTTATGTTAATGCATTGATTAAAGAAATGGAAGCAGTTCGTGAACGTGACGACTTTGCGTCTGAAACATTGAATAACTTAACAAACTTAGTCAACAGAGTATCTAAAGTAAACTTAAGATCAGGTGTTGAAATTAAGTCAGATCCAGAAAATCCGATGAACAACGCTACTTTAGCAAAAGCACCATACCAACAACAGTTAGGTGCTATATTCGAATACCTCAGCGGCATTATTGCTGGTGGTAAAGACGACGACGAATTATCAGTTACTCTTGCAAGAATGGGTGATCTGGTTGACAAAATTACAGACCGTGCTATGCTAGTGAAAGCAGCAAATGCTATTAAAGCACTAATGCCTAAGCTACAGCAAGGTGGTAATGAGTCAGTTGAAAAAGAATCAGTTGTTACAACAGTTGAAAGCAAAATTAATAAAGTTTTCAGTGGTTACAATTTTAATAAACTTTTTAATTGACAAGATAAATAAAACACGTTACATTAGTGGTAATAAGTATCTTGCCACTAAGGTATACTTAGGCACAAAAAATATAGGCACATATAAGGAGAAAAAACTATGGCTACATTGGCAGAAATTCGTGCAAAACTAAAAGAACAAGAAGCTCGCTCACAAGGAGCATCTACAGGCGGAACAAGCGATAACGCTATCTTCCCATTTTGGAACATCCCAGAAAATACAACAAGTGTAATTCGTTTCCTTCCAGATGGAGACGCATCTAACACATACTTCTGGCGTGAACGTCTGATGATTAAAATTGAATTTAATGGTGTTAAAGGCCAGCCAGATTCACGTAAAGTTACAGTAAACGTTCCATGTAATGAAATGTGGGGTCCTGTCGGCAGTTGCCCAGTTCTTAGCGAAGTTCGTGGTTGGTTTAAAGATCCTAACCTAGAAGAACTTGGTCGCAAATACTGGAAGAAAAAGAGCTATGTGTTCCAAGGCTTTGTAACAGAAAACAGCCTACAAGAAGAATCTGCTCCTGAGAATCCAATTCGCAGATTCATTATTAATCCAAGCATCTTTAAGATCATCAAGGGTGCCTTAATGGATACAGACTTTGAAAACATTCCTACAGATTACGAAGCCGGAACTGACTTCCGTCTAACAAAGTCACAAAAAGGTCAATACGCAGATTATAGCACAAGCACTTGGGCACGTCGTGAACGTAGTCTTAATAGTGAAGAACGTGCTGCTGTTGAAAAGTTTGGTCTATTTAATCTTAACGATTATTTGCCAAAGCAACCTAATGACGAAGAACTTCGTGCAATTCAAGAAATGTTCGAAGCAAGCGTAGATGGTCAGTTGTATGATCCTGAACGTTGGGGTAACTTCTATCGTCCTGCTGGAGTTCAAATTGATACCAGCAACAGCGCAGCAAACAACAGTGCGCCAAAGCCTGCAGCAAAGAGTGTAGCACAGCCTGCTATGCGTCCTGCACCTGAAGCTCATGTTGATGAGGATGACGAGATCCCTTTTGAAGGATCGGCTCCAAAGCCCAGTGCGCCGATTGTTAAACCGGCAGCTGGCGAAGCGAAACCTAGCGCACAAGATATTCTAGCAGCGATTCGTGCTAGAGGCTCAAACTAATAAAATATAAAATGCTTAGGGCGGCATAAGTCGCCCTAATTGCCTTTATAGGAGATATTTCAATGGCTAAAAAATCAATTAAAACAATTAGCGATAAACTCGAAAAAGTTGGCGAGAGCTTTACTGTTTTTATGTATGACAACGGATACATGGTCGAAGTTAACGGCAAAAACAACGAAGATGATTGGGCAAGTGCAAAAATTATGTGCAGCACAGTTGAAGAACTAACGGCGCTTGTTCACGAAGCAGTAACTATGGAAAGAGAATAAGAATTGGCTAAACCTTTCGATATTTCAAAGTTTCGCAAAAGTATTACTAAAAGTGTTCCAGGTCTTAGTGTAGGTTTTAGAGATCCTGACACATGGATTAGCACTGGCAACTATTGTTTAAATAAATTAGTGAGTGGTGACTTTTATGGCGGTATTCCTCTAGGAAAAGTTACAGTGTTTGCAGGTGAGTCTGGCGCAGGTAAGTCATTTATCTGTTCTGGTAACTTAGTTCGTGAAGCACAACAAAAAGGAATTTTTGTAGTTCTTATTGATACAGAAAATGCACTAGATGAAAAATGGCTACATGCACTAGGTGTTGATACAGACGAATCTAAATTGCTAAAACTTAACATGGCAATGATTGATGATGTTGCTAAAGTTATCAATGATTTTATGACAGATTATAAAAAAGAATATGCGGACAAGTCAGCAGAAGACCGTCCTAAAATCTTATTTGTGCTAGACTCGTTAGGTATGATGCTTACACCTACTGACGTTAATCAGTTCGAAAAAGGCGACCTTAAAGGTGATATGGGTCGTAAACCTAAAGCACTTACTGCGCTTGTTCGTAACTGCGTAAACATGTTCGGCGATTATAATATCGGTCTTGTTGCAACTAACCATACATATGCAAGTCAAGATATGTTTGACCCCGATGATAAGATTAGCGGCGGACAAGGCTTCGTTTATGCATCAAGTATTGTTGTTGCTATGAAGAAGTTGAAACTAAAAGAAGATGATGACGGTAACAAGATTAGTGAAGTTCGTGGTATTCGTGCTTCATGTAAGATTATGAAAACACGTTATGCTAAACCGTTTGAGTCGGTGCAAGTTAAGATTCCTTACGAAAGTGGAATGAGTCCGTACAGTGGTCTTGTTGACTTCTTTGAAGCTAAAGGTGTACTAAAGAAAACAGGCAATCGCTTAGAATATGTCGATAAAGACACAGGTGAAGCTATTGCTAAATTTCGCAAAGCATGGGAAGCCAACGAGGGCGACCATTTGGATCTTATCATGCGGCAATGGAACGACCACGACACAGATTCAGTAATGGAAGAACTAAATACCCAGGATGATCCCCACACCATCTTGGAGGAATAAATTAACTATGAAACTAAACGAATCTGAAATCCAAACATATGTTGATATTTGGATGGCAATGAAATCGTATCTAAACCCTAAAGAAAAAGATACTGCATGTGAAAAGTTCTTAGACATTATTAATGAAAATGTTTGCGACTTATCTGAAACTGCAGACGAATGGGTAGGATATGACGGCACACTTGACAAAGTCTTAAGAGAAGTATACATTGATAGCGATAGCTATGAGGATTACGATTCTGATGACGAAGATAAATGGTAAGTAATGAACTGGTTTAGAGAAATCCGTCAGGACATATCTCAAATTATTCCTGCAATTGATTATTATGAATTACAACTTGCTGAAGCTCGATTCGAGTGCGGCCTTAAAGGTAATGTTGAGAAACATAGCCGTGACATGCCAGGTATAGTTGAACATCGTTTTAACCAATTGCAGGAAATTGAAGCAATACTAGAATATCTAAATATTGAACTTCGTAAAAAAAGAACCGAACACTACAGGAAATTTCTAGAACATTACAACCGTGCATTAACAAGTCGTGATGCAGAAAAGTATGTAGACGGTGTTCAAGAAGTAGTAGATCAACAGCACATTGTAAACGAGTTTGCACTTATACGTAACAAGTATATGGGGCTAATTAAAGCCCTTGATGCAAAGCAGTTTCAAATTAATAACATAGTAAAATTAAGAGCAGCAGGATTAGAAGATGTCTCATTATAATATTGCAATAGGTTCCGATCACGGAGGCTACGAACTGAAAACCGCTATTTTAGAACATTTAAAAAAGCGAGATCCGTTTTTAGATATGTATACTTGCAGAGTAGTGGATTTTGGATGTCACAATACTGAAAGCGTAGATTATCCGGACTACGCTCAAGCAGTCTGTAACACAATAAACGCAAGCAACGATGTTGGTATCTTAGTATGTGGAACTGGAATTGGTATTAGTATTGCAGCTAATCGTCATAGCCACATCAGAGCCGGGCTTTGTCACAACACTGAAACTGCAAAGTTAACAAGACAACACAACAATGCTAATGTGTTGTGTTTAGGTGGTCGTATTACATCTGTAGACGATGCTATCAAAATAGTTGATACATTTCTGACTACTGAGTTTGAAGGTGGTCGCCATCAAAAAAGATTAGATAAATTGTAAAATAACTCTTGCAATCCATGACGTCTTACACTATATTATAAGTGTAGGCGATAGAGGAGACTGCCAATGACGAAACCCGCTCGTAAGACTGTTGAGGTTGGTAAAGTTCTTAAGATTGCAAATAACTTCCTTGCTGCAAAGCACACCAACGCCGACGAGCGTGAAGCTGTTGCTGCAGTGATTGAAGCTGTGCTTTTCGAGACTGGTAACTATCGTGGCTTTGCTTATCTGCCCAAAGAGAACTATACCCACGAGGCAGGGTTTGAATCCGATGGCACTCGCCGGCGCTACTTTGTAAGCGGCACTATCGATGCCGACTACGAAGCAGAAGATCGTAACATCAACAAAATCCGTGCGTAAGGAGAATAACATGAACCCTTTGGCTTTTTTTGCAATGGTAGGCTTTGTGCTGTTGCTGATCGTCAGCACCGCAGCCTACACCTTTTCCAAATGCGGCTGGTATACTTTTGCACTAGGCAACGGTGCTGGAATGGCTGCTATCACTGGCATGTGTGATAAACTTAACGAGGAATAACATGGACTGGACTATTGAGGAATACCTAGAGTTTGAGCGCCAGTTGCTTGAACAAGCGGAAGAAGACGAAGAATATCAAAAAGACGATCCAGTCTACTGGTGCTAATATGTCAGAATTTCTAATCTCATGGGATACCAATGGCATCGAAGCCATTATCCCTATTGGCGAACAACGTAGTGAAAATCTAGTAGCTAAGTTGTCGGGGAAGCCCGAACCGTTTAATATCGGGTCAACATACAATATGCTATGTATGCGGGCTCGATTTAATCCGCAACGTTCCCCTCAAATTTGGGGTATTAACGTAGACGATAGTATCACTGAAGCAATGCTACGTGAAATTGCAGACACTACTCCACAAGTTCTTGTTGACCTTGTAAAAGAAAAAGGTGTGAAATTTTTTGGAGATAAAATGCAAAAAAGTGTAATTTCTTACTGAAAAGCGGTTGACATTCAAGAGCTCTTACATTATATATAATATGTAGACAGCGAAGAAGAGGACTTCAAAGATGGCTTATGTGTCGCAAGAGATGAAGCGTGTTAAGGCCCCTGCTATCAAAGCAGTGCTTGCTAAGTATGGCGTAAAAGGTTCTATCAGTGTTGGTAATCATTCGTCGCTTGTTGTGACCCTGAAAGAGGGTGCGCTGGATCTGATCGGCGAAGCTAACAAATCCAATCGTGAAGTTGCTGAACGCCGCAATGAACGGTTTTACCCTGTAGAGGGTAACTACAGTGTTAACACCTACTGGATCGACGACCACTACAAAGGTAAGATCCGTTCGTTCTTCAAAGAGCTTCTTGCTGCAATGCGTGGCAATGACTGGTTCGACGACAGTGATTCGATGACCGATTACTTCCACACTGCGTTCTACACCGACATTAATGTTGGTCGCTGGAACAAGCCCTACGTTCACTCGAAATAAGGAGATAAGATATGCCTTGCAGAACTGATGGCTGGGATATGCCCGAAACGCCAAAACGTAACGGGCTGGATATCGATCAGTTTGAAGCATCGTTGTGTGCGGTGTTTACGGTGCTAGAAGCAATGAATGATGCTGCACTGGATCAACTTCTCGATAAGGTTGACTGGAAAGAAGCCGGCGTAAAGCGTGGGCATGTTGAGGCTTGGTGGAAGCGTCATAAGCGTGAAGATGAAGATCGCCGCAAGCGTGAAGCTGCTGAAAAACGTAAAGACGATCTGCGTAAGATCGCAATCGGCAAACTAACGCCAGAAGAACTTGCTATTCTTGGGATTCGGCTGTAATATAATAACACAACCAATGGAGCAACCAGTGAGACATATTCATAGCGGAAATCTTAGCTACTTGACTCGGCTGCACAAAACCAAATATGGTAGCCGTAAGTTTTGGATGAAATTTCTTACACAGTGGGCGGACGGTAAGATAACTGTTGAATTTATTCCTTACAAAACGGAGAAAAACTAATGGCACATTACATCCGAGTTGATGGTGAGATTATTGCCGTTGCAACTGATGAACGAGACGCAACGGCAATTGCTACTGGTATGACTATCG